TGCTCTAACTAAACAGATTGTTGAGGTGAGAATCAAAATACGGTCTATTGGGGAAATGATTTACGGTGGTAAAGGATTGTACGGACCATCATACGACGATGACATATCAGGTCAGATTACGAAGATGTCTATAGACACTGATTATGTGTATCTATCTGAGGAAGAGCGAGGATTTCTCATGTCGAGACCAATTGATTATGTTATTACCCAACTTCAGTTATCTCAATTTAAAATGAAACTTGGGGATAATAAAAAGTCTGTGATGTTAAACTTTCAACACCCGGTCAAGGAATTATACTTTGTTTCACAATCGGAAGAATCTGTTCAAAATAATTACCCAAATGAATACAACACCATAACAAATGTGAAACTTCAATTCAACAATGAAACAGTTTTCAATAGGAATACAAAGTTTTTGGGTTATGAGCAACCCCTAAAGCATCACCTTAACTCCCCACAGATAGATATAATTGCCTTGAGTTCCCCCTTTAGTAACAGCGTGTACCACTTTGGACCAGCTTCATTTGGAATGTATTCATTTTCACTTAAACCAGAGGTACACTATCCAACTGGACAGGTCAACATGAGTCGTATTACCCACAAGATGTTGACAATGGAAATAGATCCCATAAATACCATAGATGACAATAATACCCGTGTATATGCAGTTAATTACAATGTTCTGAGGTTTGAAAGTGGTTTAGCTGGATTAAAATTTTAGGTAGATATAGTAGTAATGGCTGGTCGTGTCCAACTTTTGGCTTCTGGACCCCAAGAGCAGTTCTTCACCGACAATCCAGACTACAGTCATTTTTTGGAAAGTTTCAAGAAGCATTCAAACTTTTCCCAACAGTACGTGGATTTGGATCCTGAGAATCAGGTTGATTTTGGTAAGACGGTGAGGTTCAAAATTTCCCAAAACCAAGGTGACCTGTTGAAGACGGTGAGTTTGAAATGTAAACTCCCAAACCTTGACAACATTATGAGATACATCGAATCTGTCGGTCACGCTCTCATCGAGTACGTAGACCTCATCATAGGTGGGAAAATTGTTCAACGTCTCACGAGTGATTACCTTCAAATTTATTCGGAGCACTACGTCACCCAAACGAAGCAGGACGCATTGGAACAATTGATTGGTAAATACCCACTAAGGACTTCTTCGGTCGCCGTATCCAATCCGGGGATCATCACCCATAACGGACTTGGTAGCAAAGTTGAGGACTTTTTCATCGACATACCCTTTTACTTTTACAAACACCCAGAACTTGCTGTACCCCTGTGTGCAATCACCAAACAGGAGGTTGAGGTGGAATTCAAATTGAGGAATGTCCAAGATTTGGTGGTAAGGGGGGGTACTGGGAACTATCAAACTTTACAGGAGGACGTTAAAATCCTAGAATTTCAATTATGTGCAGAGGTTGTTCACCTGGATTGTGTAGAAAGGTTTAAAATTCAGGGAACGAGGAGGGACTATCTCATCACCCAAATTCAACAAGATATATTTGATATGGGGGTGGGTGTAAATACGAGTAGGTTCAAGTTGGATTTTGTAAATCCAGTGAAGGAGTTGTATTTTGTGATCCAACGTCGGGGCACCAGGGGTGACGGTGTGAGTGCTGGTAATTTTGTGACACCTTTCGACTATGACAACACCTCTGCTGTACAGGATGGTAAGTATATACTGTATGAAAACTTGGATTACCTGACACTCAGTTTGGATGGTCAGGACGTCATTACCAAGGACACCGGGAATGTGATTTTCCTAAAGGCTATCCAGGCTGCTATCCACCATTCGAAGACCCAACTTATCAGGCGATTCTATTCCTACAGTTTCGCACTTCAGCCAGAAGAATGGTATCCAACTGGGCAGATTAATTTCAGTCTCGTAAAGGAACAAATTGTAAACCTAAGTCTGACATCGTGCCCCGATTTTAGCAGACAATTTCGTGTCTACGCCGAGAGCTATAACGTTCTTAGAGTACACGAGGGAATTGCACAAACTCTTTTTGATACTAAACACTAAAGATGAACATGCAAACTGGTTTCGGTGATGCGGGGGATACCCAAGCCACCAACTACATGAACACGATGATTGACATCATGATGCCCGTTATGGAAAACAGTATGATTTTGGCCGCTGAATATTGCAAGGCTTGTGGAAGAGATGTAATTCTTCCAGAAGACATGGAATATGCATCCAAGTATTGTGCTATGAATACAGTCGGTCAGACGATTGGCTCCATCTTCCCAGAGGTGTACGATGATGAGGAATCTGATGAAGAAGATGAGATTGAAGAAGTTGCAGAAGGCGAATGCCCCACCTTTGTTAGGTACTCGGGGGGTGACCCCAAATTTATCCAGATGAATGAAGCCTATGACCGTTGGCAAAGTTGGGAACCCCAGAGTCCGGCAGAACAGATGTTAAAAAATGCTCTTAATAGTAATGAGCACATGGGAGCCTGATTCTTGGACATTTTTGGGTGACAAACTACAATCTTGTGATCTGGAGACGAGCTCTAGTGAATCTTCGGATGATGAACCGATGTTCACAAAAACAAAAACACTCAGGAAAACGAAGTACAAAAAATTGGAAAAGGAGGACTTACTTCCAGAATAATTTTCCCTAACTATAGTATAAAACTTACACAATGGCTGGCGTTATCGATACCGCTATGGACACTGTCACCCTCGTCGCGGCTGAGCTTGAGACTCAGTCCCTCAACTCCGTGGTCGCGGGTTTCTCCTTCGCCGCGGCGATGTCCTGGATGGACTTCGTTCGGTGGGTCATTACCCAGGTCGTGAAGGTCCCCAAGAACGGTGGTTCCCAGTACGCCCTCACCGCCCTCTTCACCACTCTCCTTTCGGTGATTGTTTACAAGGTTGTCTCGATGGTTTCGACTCGCGTCTCGAAGCCAGCGCAGCCAGTCTTCGCGGTCACCCGCTAATTGGGTTTTCGTTTCATCAGGGTAAGTACGAGGGTACCTACCAAGACGATAATCAAAATATAAATATACTCTTTCCATTCATAAGCAGTCTCAATTGTGGGAACGCTTATGTGTGTAACCTCCTTCTTTTCCACCTCAGGTACAGGTAATTTAGCAGTACCTTCCAGTTTATCAGTTGAACACTGTATTTCAAATTTTAATATATGTTCCTGAGAACCAAAATTATATGATTCAAGATTTCCGTTGTTCATATAGAGGAATTCAAATTGAAGATCTTTAATTATTTTTTGTGAACCAGAGTGAAACCGATGTACTAATGGATCATCAGAGCCGTTAAAGGTTATGGCAGTTGTGTCGTTTAAGAGAATTTGTCCAGTGTAGTGTGGCGTTGACACATATACACTTTGATTAAATTCATCTGAACCAGAAGATAGTCTTAAAATGAGGGATTTGGGTCTAATAGGTGTAGTTTGGGGTGTGGGTATACGAGCAGATACAAGTCTAATTTCAGACACATCATAAATTGGATTTTCGAGATGAATCACATAGTTATTAGAATTCGGGTATACAACTGTATCCCTTTCATTACTATCTATATATAAGGTATGGACCTTCATTAAAATATAGGGATAATATTTTAATGACTGTTTTTTTCAGTAACCGTTTAAACTAATGGGAAAGAGAATGGGCGAGGGGGTTGTTCTGGAGCTGCCTCTTCGCAATGTCTAGGGAAGATGTATTGGGATTCGCGTAACCCTTGTAGGAGTTGAACTGGTGGAAGGGCTTCTGTTGGTATGTTTGGGTCCACCCACCATTCGCCGCATTCATACGACCATCCACCCGAGATGTATCACTGCGAACTGTAGTGAGACGCCCACCCTGTTTGAGAGCACTCTCACGGACATTCATGCGACCAGCGTTACCCATCCGGTTGGCTTTACCGCGACGATCTTCTGGACGGAAACCATACTTCATGAGTTCCTCATTGGAACGCGCTGATGCAACCTTCGCCGCCGCCGTGTTGGTGTAAGCACCCCTGAAGTTGGAAACACCGGGGGCTGGTTGATTATTATAAATATATTGCTCATCATTGCGGTCATTTCGGAAACGGGTGGGGTCCTGGGACATAGTTTGAGCGGGAACGAAACGTTTAGCACCATTAAATCCTAGCCCGTCTGTACGGAGACCTGTCTCTGAACGGTTTGTGGTTCGTTTGGTTTTCTCATGCTCGTTTCTCGGAACAACACCAGACATACCCTGTGCACGCCCAGGCATCGCAGGTAAACGGGTTGGGAGATGAGCCGTGGTCTCTGGTTTGTTGTGAGTCAGCTGACCAACGACCGCCGAGCGTCCACCAGTGGTATCTGCGGCTGGACCCGCACGACCGGGTAAAGTTGTAAGTCTGTACTCACCCACATTTACAGGGTTCACCCTGAACATTTGTTGGTATCCACCTGTCGCTGGGACATTTGCGTCAACACCTAGACCGGGACCAACAAGTTGCTTCTCTACGGGGGAAAGGTTGTTCATTCGCCCTTGGTCATACATACGATTCCTCATGTTGAGGATTTCCTGACCACCAGTCCGTTGTTGCATTGATATATCTGCGAACGAGTCCATTTCCCTCTTATGGGGAATACCTGTTCGGGTCAAAAAGTCATTTTCCTTAAATTCTACATTTATTTCTGGTTCAGGGACAAATTCGGTTTCGGCCTTCGCCTGTGGGGCTTCAGACTTAGTAGTTCTACTCAAGTTTCTACCAGCGTACACAAGACCTGCTACAGCCATGAGCGATATGGGATCAGCCATTCTTACTTCTTGTTAATATTTTTATTAACGTACCTTTGCTGAAAGAGACCATTTTGGACATCGGCTCGAGTACTCGATGGTTCGTACCCCATGGTTCGGAGTGGAACCTTACACTCCATGTTGGTAAGTGGGAATAGTCTACGCTCGTAGGTCTGAACAATGTTTTTGTTAAATCGGGATGTACTTTGGGGACGGAGTTGATCACTGGTATCTATGTACTGTGCTGGGGAACCCTTACCCGCTCTGTATGGGGCAGTTCCATACAACATTGTATTGGGTCGACCCCCATCACCATTGAGTGTACTGGGCTGAGGATACACAAAAACCTCATCAGTCGCCTTCACAGGAGCGATGGCACCGGTATTTTGAACTATGGAAAGACCAGGTTGGAGCTGATACGCCATTTATTATTACACAAGAATATTAATCTAACTATAGGTTCCGCCACGGGGACCTCTGATATCCCCATCACCACCAATACCAGCGAAGGCCTCCAATTGGACCCCCCTCATATTGGGGTCACACAAACGTGTATTACTTTTACACATGGGTCCATTTTTTGGACCATACAACCATTCTGCAAACGCAGTTTGATCGCCTGGAATATTCGTAACGGGGTTCGAAACAAATTGACGAGCGAGACCATTACGCTGATATTTGGGTAGAGGGGATCTAGAACGTCCGGAATCGTAGGAAACGGTCGCACCCGCATTAGGTTTCACGGTGGCATAGTAGCACGCCTCTAGTCGATTTGGTGCATCCATGTAATCCGAAATGAGAACGTTCCCCATTGGGTTGTCTTGACTGGGCTTTTGACACTTCTGACCACACACAGTCTTCATACCGTATCCTTCCTTGACCATCTTAGACCTG